CAGGAATACGGCGATATCGTTCGCCGCCGACGAGCTCATTCCGCAGGCTGCGCTGGCATACTGTCCGCGCGCTCGCGATCCATATCCATTTGCTGTTCGTGCTGCTCGCGATCGATCTGCATTGCGGCCGCGGCCTTCATGCGCTCGATCTGCATGTCCATGACCGCTTGCATGCGCGCGATCTGCTGCTCGTTTGCGGCGCGCATTCGCTCGAGCATCATGTCCTGCTGCGCTTGCATGGCGGCGCGGTTGTCGTCGCGCTGCGCTGCCGCCTCATCCATTTGCGCCTCGCGCACCTTCATCGCCATGTCCTGCTGCGCTTGCGCGTCGGCGCGTTGCGCGTCCTGCGCTTTCAGCGCGGCGTCCTGTTGCGCCGTTTGCTGATCGAGCTGCGCTTTCGCCTGTATCGCCATGACTTTCGGATCAGGCGGCGGCGGTGCGTTCTGCTTGGCTTGAATCTTGTCGATCATCGGCTTTTTGACCGACGCTGGCAGCGGCGCCAACTGGATCGCGATCTCGGGGAACTCTTGCAGGAATTGCGGGCCTAGCGATTGCAGCACTTGCAGACTGTCGCCCTGCAGGTTGACCGTATCCGGCCCCTCATCGATGATGATATCGACGTCGAGCGATCCTAACGCATTGACGATCTGCGGACGGCCGTACTGATCGATGGTGAGCTTGTTGGCCTGGAAGTATTGCGCCAAATTCTGATCGTCGGTGACACGGATCCAGCGCTCGGCCTTCCAGTAGCGCTGCACGATATTCCAGCAATCACGATAAACGCGGATTTTCCAGTTCTTGAACGCAGTGAGGTACGGGCCTAGCTCGGCAATACCCGCCTGTTGCAGCAATTGAATCGCGCGCCCGCTTGAATCCTCAAGCCCCTGCCCAATCAATGCCGGATTCGGCCCGAAGTTTTCAATCTCGTTCTTTGCTTCCTGCAGCAACTCAAGCTGGCCCTTAAAGTCGGCCATCGTGGTTGTGTCGGGTTCCATCTTGAGGCCGGGGTTAACCTCGATCCAGCCGTCGGCCTTGGCCCATTCCTTGCGCGACACTTCAATGTCGTCGACCGCGCCTTTTTCGCTGATCACCTTGCGCGAGTTGAGCAAATGCAGCGATTTGGAACGGCGGTGATTGATTTCGTCCTGCGGCGATTTCAAATTGCGCGGAAAACCATAACGATCGCCGTCGTGGTCGACGGAGGCCGAAAACATGCGGTAACGCGGAAACGTCTTGCCTTTCTCATCGATGAACGGCGACACCCCCTGCATCAAAACGACGTTGCCCGCGTACAGGCACCAGCGCCACTTGCCGCCCTTGATGTACCAGTGATCACACAGCCTGACTTTCTTCGCCGTGGTGTTGACCCAGTTTTTCTCGCGATCGAATTCAGTGACGTTGATCAGGTCCGATCCCGTTTCGATCAGATCCTCGAGCTCGTTGGCTTTTTCGGGCGCGATCTCCTTGGCCTGATCCAGATCACACCATTTTGCCACACCCATAAACCGGCAATCGGTGAAACCCTCATCGTAAGAACGCGGGTCATAGAAAAATCCATCGCCGTAAGTGATATGCAGGTCTAACGTCGGATCGCCGGTGTCTCCCGGCACCAGATCGTATTCGATCCCGGCAATGCCATCGATGGCGGCGCCTCTGGCAATGCGCGATGATTTCGACGCCCAATCATTTGAATCGAGCACATAGCGAATCGTCGCCGTGGCGATTTCGGCGCCCCGGTCGTGCATCGGTGTGCGCGCAAACGCTTTTGGATCCTGCCGCAAGCGTTCGACCAGGCCCACCACCGCATCGATCTTGCGGACTATGCGGTTGGACGTCACAACCGGCTGCTTGCGATCGCGTAACGTCCTGATCTCTTCGCGCGTCCACTGATCGCCGTGGTAATAGTGCCGCGCCTCGAGCATTTCATAGCCTTCGGCGCTTTTGGCCGCGGCGTAGTCCTGGTACTGGCGTCTCAGCTTTGTCGTATCGAGGATATCAGCCGCATCCTCTTCGTCGACGGCATAGCCCTGCTTCGCCTGTTGCGTCGCAACCGGCAGATATTGCGGGCTTTCCATTTTTTTGTCCGCTCGAGAAATGTTTAACCGCCGCCTGCCCCGCGGGCTGTGACGCCAACTTCCCTTGGGAGTGCCTTTGGGAGGATGACACCCGCGGAGACAAGCGACGGACAGCGGGAGGGGTGAGGGGTTGTCTCGAAAATCCCGCTATGCCAGTTTTCGTTTGCGTCCGAACACGCCAAGCAGCCCGAGCCCGCCCGCGAACAGCCAAACCGCTCCCGGCAATGGCGTTGTATCGACGCCAAACGCCAGGATTTGATTTTGTGCGGGCGCGTCCAGCAATTCAACCGAGCAACCGGGACAATCCCAGATCCCGCCCGGCTGTACGTTGGCGACAAGCGCCGCAACCAGCGTTGCCAATGCACCAGACGCGTTATCCAAAAGCGTGCCCTGGTATTCGACGTTCCAGATCGCGAGCTGGAACGCGGCCGAGCCGTCGAGGCCAAAGGTATTGCCAAGCGTGCTCGAGGTGCCGTGGATCATCAAGGATCCGAGCTCGGCAATTTGCTGGTTGGTCAGGATTGGATTGGGAAAGCCGACGCCCGCGGTGGTGAGCGGCACGATATTGTAGATCGCGTTGGCTTGCAGATGATCAAACAAGTCGACGCACCAGGCGTCCAACGTCTGACCGGCATTCGGTCCCGTACCGTTGAGGACGATCATGCCAGCGCTGACACCGATACTTGTCGGTGACGTGATGGTGATATTCTGGCCGTTGATCTGGCCGAAACTGCCGTAGTCGAATTGATCGGCCCTGGCTGCGCCAGCGCACAAAAGAAATGCCCCGGCCAGCATTGCTGCTTTACGCATAGAATTGCCTCACATTGTTTGAGTAGATTTGGTTTGAGATTCACGGCTAGGATCAGGCACGCGATCAGCGCCTCGATCAAAAACGCCGTCTCAATGCCGCGAGAAAATCTGGACTCCATAACCGGCACCTCATCGGTACCAGCCCCGGCCCGTTATAGTCCTTAACCGCTGCCACGCGGCGGTAGGAAGGTGCCGTCAATCGTCCTTGTCCTTGCCGCCCTTGCGCCCGCCCTTGCCGCCTTTTTTCACTTTGCCCATCGTCTTTCTCCTCAGGGGTTAATGATAAACAAGATGATCAGCACCACGATCGCGATCAAGATCACCGCGATTGCCCACAGATCCTCACTCTCGAAAGTCATCAATGCACGTTCAGCCGCTCGGCAAACATCGGATCGGCGTAAGCCGTTACCTCATTGCGCCTTGTTCTTGCGCTGGCCGTCATGGTCGAGCCCTTATTGCCGCACGCTTCCGCCGTAACGCCAACCTGGGCGTGACCAAAATCCGAATGACACCATTGCCCGCCCTCGAACAGCCCATGCGCCTCGGCAATCCGCGCTAATGTCGAGCGATCCGGTAAATGGCATTTCGCGCTGACGCGCCCCCTGCCCGTTTGGCAAACATCAAGCGCCTTACCGCACGGATGCAAAGAAGAATTTGAGCAATGGCCTCGCCTGATCCCGCCCATGAAATAAACCGTGGCCCCGGTCGCCTCAATGGCGTCGACGTAGCCCTGAAACTTTGCGGCGAACTCGACGCCAACGCGGGCGCTGGCACCTGTTTTATGTGAAACGACATTGCCGTTGCCATCGGCAACGGTATTGCGATGGTGAACTCTTGCACTCACTTGCGACGTTGCGAACACAGTAACCGCCATGATCGCAACGGCAATTGCTTGCCATCGTCTCATACAAACTCCCTTAAGTTTGTGAAAACTATCGTCCTTTGCCCGCTGGCTTGCCGTTGACCCAACCGTAATCTTTATGACTTGGCGGGATCGTGCTCGTTATCGGCGCTGGCATCGTCGACCTCTTCGCTGTCAAAATCCGCCATCATACCCTCGATCAAAAACATAAAGCGCGCGGCAGCGTCACGCACCTTCACGATCTTTGCCATTTTGGTTTTTTCGTCAGAATATTCCTTGACGATATCGGCAACGCCCTCACGCGCGGCATTGAGCACGCCATCGATCAGCGCGTCCTGAACTAAATCAGCGGTTCGATCGTAAGCATCTTTCGCCATGTCACCACGCCTTGAAGCCGTCGTCGGTGCCGGTTTTCATGGTCTTGTAGTGCGAAAACTCGATCGGGGCATTGGCGACGGGTTTGGGTCTAACCCCCCCGGTCATGCGATCGAGCAATTGCCCGACCAGCCCGATGGCATCGACCTGATCGTCATATTTCCCGGCGTCAAATGCCAACAGCTCACTTCTGAAAGCCGGATACCATTTGGCGTATTCGGGAACGTAGAGCCCGTCCAATGCCATGCGGCCTCTGATCGACTGCGCCCGCACGCCCTTGTCGCCGCGGGTGGGAAACTGCTCACGGAAACAATAAGCGTGCCGCTCGCGCTGGCGCCGTTCCAGGAACGGCCCGATACCGGAACGAATTTGTCCCTGTTCCTCCGCCCAGCCCAAGGGCTTCCACTTCAAGACCAGATCGCAGAAGGCTTCGACCCATTCATCCGACGCCGTCTGCTTGCGCCAGATATCGAGCAGGTACATCTTGCCGTCGGGGTCGAGCCCCACCACGGCATGAACCGTGTAGTCGCCGCCGTCCGCCGTCACGGCATAATCGCTACCGCCGTAAACCCTCAACGTCTTGCGATCGGGCGGCAGATCGTACGGCCGCAACCACTCGGACTTGAAAAACGTGCCGTCATCCGGCGTCGGGTTCTGCATGTAAAGCGCAGACCAGAAGCGCGGTTGCGTGTTCCTGCGGATCCGCTCGAGCGTCTCGAGCGGATAGGCGTCCGGCCACAAAGCCTCGCCCTGCCCGTTGATCGCCGGTAATTCAACCACCTCGAACCTGTCGCCGCCCGCGGCCTGTTGCGCCAAAATCCGCCCGCACAAATCATCCTCGTGCATGCGGTGATTGATAATGACGATGCGCCCTCCCGGCATCAGGCGGTTATAAGCCGTGCCGGTGTACCAATCCCACACGTTCTTGCGCGTCAGCTCCGACTCTGCGTCGGCCATCGTGGCGTAGGGATCGTCGATCAGGATACAGTCGCCGCCGCGGCCCATGATGGAACCGCCGATCCCGAGTGCGTAGTAAATTCCGCCGCCGCTCGTATGCCATTTGCCTTTCGCCTGTGAATCCTCCGCCAGCGTCGTCGTCTCGAAGATGGCGCGGTACTCGGAACTGTTGATCGTGTTCCTCACGGCGCGGCCGAAGTCGGACGCCAGGCTCTCGGTCGCGGACACCGATATAAACTGCTGATCCGGCTGGCGTCCGAGATACCAGGCGGGGAACCTGTGCGACGCCAGTTCCGACTTGCCGTGCCGCGGCGGCACCAGCAGCATCAGCCGGTCGATCTCGCGGCGCTCGACCTGCTCGAGTTTGGCCGCGATCAGGCGATGATGCTCCGCCGTGCGGTAGCGCTCGAAGGTGTATTCAGTGAACGGAATCAGGCTCTCGTTCGCCGTCTTGCGCTGCAGCAATTCCTGCGCCGCTTGCAATGGCGTTACGGATGAGACCTTCCAGTTCTTCCCGCGTCCAATCGGAAGCGTCATGTTTTGTCACCGTGACCGAAGAAGTTTGCGCGGGGCGCCCGTCAAGCCTGTCGGCCAGCGCGACAATCGCCGGTAACGCATGGCGCGACTTGACCGTGCAAAGCCTGATGAGGTTCTTGGCGATCTCGCGCAGTTGCTTGAAGTCGCCGCCGGCGGCAGCGATCTCCATACGCAGCGCGTCGGCAAAAGGCCGCTCGGTGATGATGCGACCCAACGGGTTGCCGGACTGACCCTTCTTGTAGGCCATAGGATATCTCCGAATGTTTTATGCGGGCAGTAGATTTTTGGAGCGGGCGACCCTTAGGCGATATCCGAAATGTTTTTCGGCGGTTGGCGGGGGCGGGGTAAGGTTCCATCCGACCAGCCACGGAGTCCCACATAAAAGGGGACATACCCCACCCCCTCGCGAATTTCCCGGCGACGATTCGATCACGCGCGCAAACCGCAAACGAAAATAATCCTAGCGGACTATCATCCTAGCGTGCGACGCGTACGAGCTGGCACGCGTGCGCGCGTACTAGGTACGAGCGTACGAGCGTACGAGCGTACGAGCGTACGAGCACGGTAACACGTCATGTGTTCCCGCATTCTGGAATTGTAGGACGCGTATCGTGCGGCACATTACTTGCTAGCGCGCGGGCATGACAGCGCGCGAGCATCGAACGTTGGCCGGATTATATTCCGCGCGAGGGTGTTTGCGGGGGCGTGGACGTTTGCAGTGGTACGGGATTGAAACCGCCCAAAGAAAAATCCGGCCACTTAACCGGATTCTCTCAATTACCTATCTGACGTCGATTTGCGCGGGAATGTCAATGATACGCAATTTTATTACGAATTTACCAGGTCCGCCGGCGTAACATTACCGGCCACTTTTCACTCAATATGCGCCCACAAAAGCACTGGCGCGCTGATCAATCCAATGACCAGCACGCAAGCTGTCAACGGATCGGATGAGGCCAGCACAAACGGCACTGCTATCGTCCTAATGACCCATTCCCACAAAGCGGCAGGAGTCGGCGCATTGCAGACAAACACGGCAGCAGCGAACACGATCCCAATGCAAGCGAACGTCTCGTAAAGATTGCGAAGAAAGTTTCTCATCGGTTTGGCTCATCTTGTTCACAATGAATCGCCGTGCGCGCCTCGCGATCCTCGGGCGTCTCGACGTGATAAACCTCAACGTTGATTGAACCGACTCGCATGACAACTTGCGAGTCGGCATTTTCAGCGGTGTAAGTTTGCGCGGATCGTTTCACGCATCGCTCAAAATAACTGTTGAGCATTCGATTAGGACTGACAAAATCGAATCGGTCCCCGATTTTCAATTCGCGGAATTTCATAACGTCACCCGTTGCGCCAGTTCCTCGGTAATCACGCCATCACGCGCCAGCGCGTCGACGTACTCGACAAAGGCGATACGCGTATCGGTGACGTAATCGCCATCGCGCAATGTACGCTTACTCGCATTCGGGTGACTTTCCCAAAATGCGCGGCGTAAATCTTTTTCGTTTGTGATCATGGCTAGAGTCCTGTTGCATGTGGAACGGCGCAACCGATTGCGCCCTCGACGGTTGCCCATCGCTTCGCAAGGATTCGATCCTGCCAGTTTGCGAGAATGTGCTCAGCCTTTGCCCCGCACAATTCAGACAGCGCGATTAACACCTGATCGATTCCCCGTTTGTCGATAATCGTTTCGAGGATATCGATTTCATTCTTTCCGAGATTGCTGCCGCTCATTTGGTTTTCCCCTCAATCAGTGTTTTTGTGTGCGAGTCCATTTCATCCGGTGCCATTGTCACTAATTCGACGTCGAGTCCGTCCGCATGGCACTGTTGCAAAGTCACTTGCGCGGCGTCGGGGTCATTGTCGCCCCACATTAAAAAATCCGCTCCTTTCGTCGCCTTGTCGCGCACGATGTAGCGAGTTGATTTCGTCATTGTCATTTCCCCTTGTCGAGTTTGTTACGAATAAGCCGCATCGCTTCGTCGAACATTTCTTCCGTTCGCGCCTTGTTACAGTAATGCTCAAATTCAGCGGTATTCAATTCGGGAAAATTGATATCAAATTCCCCGAAAAAATAATTCTGTGCCGTGATTTGACGCTCGCTCCCCCAATCATCGTCATTGATTGGTTTGCCGATATCCGCGAGTTTCTGAAAGTGTGCGATCATTTCTTGGTTTGTCATGGTCAGGCGTCCATCGCGGGGTCGCGGTATTCAAGATGAAAGAGGTCGATATTAACGACAAGATAATCGCCGCAATCATGGTGCCCCGTGAACCAGCCACGCTCGCGCAAGTGGCGTTGCATCTTGTCGGCGTAACGTACGCCCTCGCCATTCGGCCCGTACCATGCGCTTGAAGAATCGAAATTCCGCACCAGCTCATTAAGCGTCATTACGCCAGACACCTCGCCATCGCTGGTGTATAGAATCCGCATAGGCGCGCGGGTTTTCTCACCCTCGACAAATTCAACAATGTCTGCCCAATCATCCGATTGAAAAACGACATCGCTTGAGCCATCGGGCATGTCGCGATGGATTGAAAAACGCGTACCCATCGCGCTTTCGCTCAAGGACTTGTCCACGTAATCCATGAAAATCTGCAAGCCAAGTGTTTCGCTTCTGTAACTCGGGCAAACGTCATTATGCCAAGATGAATCCGAAAACCCCTCGGGCATCGCGGGCAGATCAGCGAGCGGATAATCGGAAAATTCAGGATGAAATTCCGGCATTGCACTCCCCATGTTTTCGAGCCATTCAACCTTGGCGCAATAGGACGGCGGGAAACGCCATGCTTCCCATGATGGTCCTGTCGGCGTGATATCGACGCGCCCCTTTTCCTCATCATTCAATGCGACCCAGATAAAACCCTTGTCGCCCTCATCCTGCCATTGCGGCTTGATGTTCACCCTGTCGCCCTTGCGGATCATGTTCCTAACTCCGTGTTGCTCTTTTTCCATGTCCGGTAATATACGCCCCCCAGACGTATTACGTCAAGGGGGCGTATTGCAATTATTTATAATCTTTCGGTCTGGTACATCAGGTCATCAAGCGCAGCTTGACCACCCAATATCCGCAACAGGCTTTGCCCCTGACGGCGGCAGATTCGGAAAATCTTTTCCGCCTTGCGGCTGTCAACGTCATAACCATATTCGCCGCACCATTCCTCGAAAGAGGATTGCAATGCGCTGGCATCCATCGCGAGGCAGTTCAACACGTCCGGCAATGTCGGATCAGTGGTTACGCCTGACCCCTGACTATAGCCTACCGTCATTCCCCGCTTGCCCTTGCGGATCACGCAACGGAAATGATGAGCACTCGCCATCCATTTTTCGTCGGAGGCAAAATTCGGATTCGTATCAACGGTACGCCAGTTCATTTTCAGACCGTGTTCCGTGATAAATTGTTCAAGCGTTTTCATTTTTCTTTCCCCTCGCTTTTGTCTGTCGATGGATCAATGTCCCGTCACGATAACCAGCATTCACGATGATCTCTTGTACGTTCACGCTTTCCTCAACATCGGCCCAAGTGTCGGTTGCGCCAAGCTGACGTCGATGCTTCGCCCACACCTGCCGCATGATGTAGTGCGCTTCCACTTCGCTATAGCCGTACGCCTCGAATGAAAAATTGCGTGTTTCCAGCGAGGCCTTGAATATCTGCAACATTGTCTTTTCCCCTTGTTTCAACTGTCATGCTTATACGCCCCTCAGACGTATTACGTCAAGGGGGCGTATAGCGTTTATTTCTTGGAATGGCGCTTGATCAGTTCCTCGGGCGTTACCTTGTGCCTGATCATTTCCGCGATCAGGTAGGCAACCGATACGGGGATTTCCGTTTCGCCCAAGGCCCATCGCTGCCCCTGTCGCGGCGAATACCCGAAAAATTCCGCCGCGCGCTGCTGCGACAGTCCGAATTTATCGATCGCAATTCGGAATTGTGCCGGTGTCATTTTCATTTCCCTTTTCCTTTCCTCCAGCCAAATCGGCAAACCGGTGAAGCAAACCGCAAACGCAAATCAGCAAACCGGATCAGCAAACCGCTCGAGCAAATCGAGCTGGTTTTTTTCGTCTCCGAAAAGACCGGCATCGCACGCCAGTTGT